TACTAACTGCATTATATCATTGACCATTGCGGTCCACTCTTTATTGTTAGCTCTGTAGATGTCTACCACTTGGCCCGCGCTGTCTTGGAATGTGGCTACGGTGAAGTCTTCTTGTTTACCTAGGTCAATCCCACAGTACACTTTGCCGTTAGGGCGGGGATATTGTGTAAATGTATTCTTGTCTAGGTTACTGAAGACCTCACCACCACTGTCGATAAATTTGGCTAGATATTCTTGTTGGAACACATTAGGTGGTAGTGTCTTCTTTGCATCCTCTATCTCTTCTATAGCAATATAGGGTGTATCATACGAACTACCTGTGTAGGCTTTATAGTTTGTGTAGTCTGTTGACTTGGCTAACTGGAATAACTCATGAAACCAGTTCTTACCTTTAGGTGTAGAGATGAACAGGACTTTCTTACCCTTTACTAAGAAGACTGGCTTAATGGCTTCTTTCCATGCATCTTCTTTCATAAAGGCTGCTTCATCTAAGATACCGTAGTCTACTGTTAGACCTCTTATGTTATCATACTTTTCTGCTGAACGGAATAGTATTTCACTACCGTTCTTTAATCTAATATAGTTATCTGAGTAGTTACAGTTTTTTACTATGCCGCTGCCGCCGATGGCCTGCATTAGTTCTTTCTGTACTTTAGTTGTCTGGCTATACACAGGACTAACCCATAGAACTTTAACTGGTCCGTTGTTAATCATCCAATACAGAGAGAGGTTGATCGCCATTAAGGATTTACCAAACTGACGACCAACACAGGCTACATGGTACTTAGCTGCGCTGCTAATAATTTCATTGACCATGGCCCTCTGCTTTGTATGAGGTGTAAAACCAGTATACTTCATTATACGTAATCGTCTATATCAGGTATATCTCTGCCTTCTGTATCATTTACATCAGGACCAAACTCAAACTTAATGTTTTTAAATAGGTCATCACCGTCAGCACCAGTCATTTCTGTTCTGGCTAACTTAGGTAAGATATACTCAGATAGCTTAATCATAATGTCCATTGCCTTTGCAGGGTCTTCACTAGCTACTTGACTAATCCAGATAGACATGTTCTCTAGATTCTTCTCTGTTAGTTTCTGGTATGCTTCTCTAATATGTTTAGTGTTCTTATTTAAAGAACCCTTTGGTCTTCCATTAGGATTACCTGATTCACCTGGTTTAAACATCGTCTTCGTCTTTCTTTTTACGTTTCTTTTTAGGCGCGAGTGACTTCTTTAGCTGTGCTATTCCGTCTTCTATGCCTGCATCTGTTGAGGCACTTACTTTATATGTAATACCCTCAATTTTTACTTGTTTGCTTTTCATATTCGAATTTTATTCTTTTTTTAATATTGAGTACACAGCGGCCGCAACTAGTCATCGGCTTGTTATCACCACTAACATCATTGTAGATGTCAAATAACTGTTGTAGTTCTGGCTTTGTCATTCTAACATTGCCTAATAACTTCTGGTTTGCTGTTAACCAATCGTAGTGTTCTTGTTTCATAATAGTATTTTTAAATATAATTCTGATACAATAGAGGCTAAGGCAGCATAAAAGATACCTACACCTCCACTTAGAAATATAAAAGGTCCGACACTTAACCAAAATGTCATACACATATTACATTTACATGGTTTATCTGGTAGCCAGTCCCATCTTGATAAGAAGTCTGCAGCCATGTGACCTAAGCCTGCTGCACCTAATATACTAAGTATTGTTTCCATTCTCTATTCTTTGTTTTATGTATTGTTTGCATTCTTTTACTGCTTGACTGATACTAGTACGTGGTATATGTGTTATACGTTCTAATTCAGAATAGTTTGGTTGCTCTAACCACATTTTAAATAGGACTACTCTAAACCACTGTTCTACTGTATCTGATTCCATATCTTCCATTATACCTTGTATAGATTCTATTAACAAGTCTCTTTCTAATCCATTAGGGTCTTCATCATAAGGTAGGTCTGTAGCTTTACTCCACACACCAACATGATGTTCCTTACCATCTACCCATAAGTTACTAATATCTTCATAAGCTACAAGGTCGCCACCTGCACCACCTTGAACATATCCTTTATTAGTTTTAAGTGGTACTTCTTTACCTGCATATCTATATAGCTTATGCCATGGTGATGTGCTAGAATGATAGTTTCTATACATGATACCAGATAAGAATAACATAGCCTGTTTCTTTTCTATCAGTTCTTCTGCTCTCTTATGTTTAATAAATGATTCTAACGCATGGTGCGCGAGCTCTTCATATACCTTACGGTCAGAAGTTTTAGTTATCTTTCTGGCTAAGTGTACTATCTTCTTGTATTCTTTTGTTATGTAATTATCTAGGATTGTATTCAAATTCTTCTAATATATCTTTTATGATTGCGCACTCTTCGTAGGCTTCATCTCTCTCAGCTATTGCTAATCTAAAATGTAAGAGTGCTAGTGCTTCACTAACGTCATTGTCAGCTTCGTCTAAGTACTTTTCCAACATTACATCTCTGCACCATCGTTTCATACGCTTGGATGTAGTAAAGTACATTGACATTATTTTCCATTGGCTACTCATTTCTATCAGTATACTCAAACAGATCTCTTTCTATACGATGCATAGGTATGTAGTGTGGTCTATCATCTAGGCCTAAGTCATCGTCTTCTACTAGATTCCAGTTAGAGCAACCTAATAGGTAAGCCCATCTATATATGTAGCGTGGGTCTTCTATTGTAACTAGTCTACTATTGTTCTTTGCATTCTTCATATTAAATACAAAGTGTTCACGGTTTAACTTACCTATTGTACAGTATTTAGTATCTATATGCTCATATAAATATTCATGTAAATACTTGCTTTCAGTATTGAGTATACGTCTTATGTCGTAACCATACATGTCAATGCTTTTACCTTTCAAACTATAGTTAACCCACATCTTACGTAGAAAAGCAAACAGTATCATTACGCCTTCATCGTCTGTATGGACCCAGTGAGGTATTCTTACTTTTATCTTCATACCTTATATATTAGCTTTTCTGGTATAGTTATTCCGATGTCGATGCCGACATCGTTAGACGGCGGTATCGCCGTCATTTCAGACTGGTTTAGATTAGCTATTCTTTTTGTTATTCTTTATTAGTTAAAGTACTTGGCGTGCCTCAACAGATTTAAAAAAGATTAAAAGCGGATGATAGGAAGTCTCGATTGGCACGCCAGTAGAAATCTGTAAAGATCAAGGCCTAGTCAAACATTTAATTTACCTGATCCAACCAGGCTCTCTCAACAGAAGTTTGGAAGCAATTTAAAGTGGAGAAGCTTCTTTATCCACTATATATGTAAGTGTAAATTAGCTGTTATACCACGCTACTTTGGTTTGTTTCAAAATTCTTACCGGTAATACCGTTAGCCTTTCTGTACTTGTTAACTGGTCTCCATACTCTTGACTGAGTTAGGCCTAGTCTTCTTTGTATCTGTCCAGTTGTAATACCATTACGGTATAGGTCTACTATAACTTCATCAGTATCATGTCTAGTCCACGTTCTAGTTATCTCTTGACTTGTTTGTACTATATTACCGTACATTTTACGTGTTCTAGCTCTAAAGTTATTCTCTTTATTAGTAACCCATTCTAGATTTGTGTAGTGATTGTTCATCTTATTACCGTCTAAGTGATCGACAGTAATCTTTCTGCTAAGTTCGCCGAAAGGATTGTGGCAAAAGTTCATAGCTACTAGTCTGTGTACGTATTTACTTTGTAAATCGTTTTTACTAATAGCAGCATATCTACTACCTTCATGGCCACCTGTTAGTGAGATAGATGCCCATCTTATTTCATTGTTGTAGTTGTTTGTGACTTTTACTCTACCGTGGTCTGAGATCCACCAGTATCTTTCTCTGTCATGTTTGACAGTTTGTCCGCCTGTTTTAGTAGTTCCAAAGTGTATCCACTGTTCGTTTGTATAATCCATAGTTTATTTTATATTTATATGTTATATATTGCGCAAGTTTCAAAAAAAAGAGGGATTCTTTAAAAGAACCCCTCTCGCAATAAAAATAAAATAAACTGATCTGACTATTTATGGCCTAAATAAACATTAAACTATATACAAAATGTTATGCAGAACAATTATGATTTATATATCTACTTTTTAATTTGTTTCAGATTAGTTAATCTTCTTTAACACTGCACCGTGATCAACGTATGTTACACCAGTATTAGTAGCTTGAATACAAGTTCTATTTACTAAGTAAAGATTTGATGTCCAGTCTGGACTATATGATTGAATACCTGCTGTGTTAACGCTACCATCTACATCTGTATAACCCATTCCAGTAACTAATTCTGTACCATCACCAGTACCGTCTGCTACATTAACGTATAGATTCTTTTGGAAACCTATCGCCCAATTAGCATCTGAT